TTGCATGACGGACATCTTATACCAAGAACTTGCCGAAGCATAACATCCGTAGACATATATAGTGGTAGTAGATGTTAACCGAATAACAGTTGAGGCCGAAGCAGCGATATTCAAAGAACCGGTGTATATCGCATTATCTGCAGCCAAAATGTGGGCCTGATTTAAATTAAAGGTCCACACATAACCAGTTATCTGGGCTTTCGTAATGCACACAGAGGCGACAGCACTACCACCACCACCTGAACATGCATTAATCTGGTAAACACCAGGGTCTAGGTCAAGGGATTTCCCTAGACCCCAGTTGTTAACAGTCGAAGTTCCAGTTAATCCACCATCATAATTCATCGGGATGTAGCTCAGACGAAGATTAGTACAATCTAAAGTAGCAGCATAGATTTGGTGAAAACGATTTGTACTAGACCCAATCATACTGGTACTTTTACCGGAAACTATATCACCTGTGGACAATGTATTTATATCACCGGAAGTTACATTCAAGTTTATAATCCAGGCGTTGGAAACGCGATTCTGGCTATTTCCAAATGTGGTACAATTCAATGTCGTGAGGTTCGAAGTTCCGTTTCCTTCAAAAGACACAGCATAAGCTTTACGCCACCTATTGGTATTTGTTCCAATATCTGACAAAACTGTGAGGGGCAAGACCTGCTCACTATTCAAATTTGTGATATACCCGCCATTAAAAGGAGTATTAACGGAACCAATTAATGATTGACCAGTTGCAAATTCGTGACTTACTTCAATTGAGTATGCTCGTATGTGCTGGGTGATCAGTTTACTATTAATTGAAGTGCCTAACACTTCGTCATAAAAGCGGATTTCATTTGTTTCTAACAATGTACAAATGGCATTGACAAAAGTCATAGTGTCAATGTATAATTGTTTAATCTCAGCGGAATCGCAGACTAGAGAATTTGTTTGCAATCGCTCAAAAAAGCTTAATGTTGGTGTAGGTCCTACTTGTGAGCTTTGGACCTTTTTGAGTAATTTATCAAACGCTTTCCAGTCCCGTCCGCGAAAACGTCATAAACGGAGGGCTTTCTGGATTGCTTGCGCCGCCATACCTGCAGACACAACGCCGATCCCAGTATAACTCTCAAAACCACGAATGGCAGCCTGGGCAGCCAGCTTCAACCAGGGGGTGTATGGAGAAGCAGCCACTAAGGCTGGAACTTGAGACAAACTGGACATAATTTTGGACAAAGCATATGAATCACCATGACTTGGTGTCTGCAAAGCAGAAGTCTTTGTTCCAACATACTCGACGTGGGCTATAAGCTCAATCAAAAACGTGCACTCAGTGCTAGCGTTTGAAGGGTCAATGTAAACCACAGCTGGTGCACCTCCAGGAACAAACATCGTACCATTGCTCGAATACGCCTCGCTCAACTTGCTAGGCATACCGGAACCCAAAAAGCAACCAGAACTGATGTTTGTCGTATCATTAACGACAACAGTTGTTCCAGCCGCATTGGCAGCAGCGGTTAAGTACGTGTAGCCGATTAACTTCTTTGAAGAATCGAGGATTTGGATGGTTTCTCCAGATGCCATGGAACGAGATAAAGCAGTGGACAATGTAACTGTTTTGGTTGAAGTATCCACACCAGAGACAGCATTGTAATTTTGACCGTTTCCGTACCGGTCTCCAGTTGTATAAGAAATGGCTGATTGAGTTCTTGATAACGGATAGTTTCCAATAATACAATCATTGCCATAATTAATACCCCCAAGTGAAGGGTATTGTTGTTCGTCTACAAACTGTGGACCTAAGGAAAAAATCAAAGGCTGCGTTTTGAGTTTCTCACCGATTGGCATGCGGGCACATTGTGCTTGGGAAAGGATAGTGGTCTTCGGAGCCCTCATCACGTTTGAATGTGATGGATCCGCGAAAAAATAGAGAACACCGCCATTAAAATTAGTAGCAGTTTCACTCGAAATTCTCACACCGTAGGAAACTATCCGCCCCGAGGCGGCAGGAGTGTTGTAATCAGTTAAAGTCAAATCACTTACAGAGTATGGTGAATTGAAATATGCAGCTGAACAAAAAGGTGCAACTTCAGCCCCGGTGAAATCCGATGTTGGTGATAAATTTACTAAAGAAGTGTTAGTATAATACACACATGGCGTATTATAGTTAAGACACGGGGTAAAATAAATGGCACCAACAGAAGCAGCATTGTTTGCACCACCAATGGTCATCGTGAACGACGTTTTCAA